GCTGCCTTTCCACGATTTGCTTCAGCATTTACAGCAGAAGAGAAAGAACCTTTCTTCAAAGCAGCTTCTCTAAGTCTTGCAAGTTCTGCAATGTGACCTTCATAAGTTACTTCATGTTTACGTAATCTTTCTTCTTTTAATTCACCAATATATTTTACAACAAGTGGTGAGTATCTTGGGTTAGTTAGTTCTGATCCTTCACGCATAGCTCTATCCTTACTATAACCCGCAGCTATAGCAGCTTCACGTTTAGTCATTGGCCCGTCTGGTCCACCGAATACTAAATACTCAGCAAATCTTTGTTGCATCTCTGTTAATCTTTTTGGTACTCCCATGTTTGACAATTTAAGGGAACTGTCCTATAAAGTCAACTATGTTTGTAAAACATTTGCAAGAGTATTTAGACCAGTTCACAAATGGTAAGAAAGGAAATGCAATATCTAACGCAACTATCTATATGGAAGTTAACAACCATTTAGAAAAAATTGCAAGAATTGAAGTTCAAGAGTCAAATATTATTGGACAAAATTCTATTCGTGTTGTATTGAAACCTGAACAAGAAAGAATAATTGTGTCGCCTACGATACACAAGTAGACCACGTTACTTCCCTTGAAACCAGAACAAAAATTTTATGAAAAGATTAAGAAATCTTTTAAGCAATTTTCGCTTATTAGACTTGAAAATAATAGCTTACATGGGACTCCTGATCTACTGGTCTGTAATAATAACGGGCACTTTTTCACAATAGAACTGAAGGTATGCAAGGGGAATAAAATAAGGTTTTCACCACACCAAATAGCCTTTCATTTTAAGCATCCACACAATACATTTATCATGGTCCAGCACCTTGGTTCAGGGTGCGTGAAACTTTTTCGTGGTCAAAGAATCATGGAGCTTGAAGCTTGTGGCTTTGAGCTTGAAGCTTGCAGCTTGGGGCTTGATGCTTGCGGCTTGATGCTTGGAGCCTTGGGCTCCGGTAAAGAATAAAACGGCTTAGCCTGCAGCCCTGGGTGCCCACCCCGTCCCCAGCATTTTAACGGTGGAATTGACTGCAGGTTCCATGCCTGGGCGCATTGCCCGATCAGTAACCTGATCACACGTATACTATATCCTGGATTGTCCTTCATGTCAATGATTATTTTTGCTTGGAGCTTGTAGCTTCAAGCGCAGCTTGAAGCTTGGTGCTTGATGCTTGAGGCTTGTGGCCCTGACCAGGGCGCACGCTATCGACACCGCTAGCGGGATCTACCGAATCGCTAATGGCCTGGTCAGATTTATTACGCTTGCGTAATTCTGTATAATATTTTGGATGTTTGAATACGTGCATTAGTGTTTACCGTATATAACAGATTTAACAGACTTTGACCAGCACGCTCTACAGTCTAAACATTTTCCGCCCTGAGTTGGCGCTGGACATGTTCTTTTGCTGTCATCAGTCGTGACGCCTGAGTCATGGCTCCAGGCTGCTGGAACTGGCCCATCAATTTTAGATCTAGACAACCTGATCACCAGGTTGTCTGGGACCTCTTCAGGGGCTGGCAGGAATTGCCGCTCCTGGGTTGGTAACCAGTGTTTGGTGTCTGGTGTTAGTTTACAAACTTCTATAATTTTTTTCATATGCTCGCTGCTCTGTACATCGCCAGCGTCGTGCCATCTAAAAAACTTTTGTCTCTTAATTACAGCTGCCATTGCGGTGACCCATTCAGGATGTTTAATTGCTTCTAGCCTTCTGTACTGTGCAGCTTTGATTGCTGGGTAACGTGTATAGTTGCCCTTCTTAGCGTAACAATAAAAACAAGGCGTGCCTTCTACTTTTGATAGTTTCCATCCTGTCTTGCATTCCCATGCTGGCAGGCTGTAACTCAGGCCAGGCATCTTACTTGTTTTTGTAAAGCTGTCTGTAATTTTTAATGCTTCATTTACTTTCATGTCTTTCTCCTTTATACTCCTGGATAACATTATAATTTAATCTTGTCAAGCTTGCAGCCTGACGCTTGCAGCTTGAAGCTTGTCGCCTGTAGCTTGGTCCTTGTTGCTGGAGCCATCGCCAGTGCCCGATGTAAATCTTCTGCATCGGGACTCCTGGACGTCTACTCACGCGACCTCCTTCGTTGAAGCTGGTGATTTGTTAACCACGGTCACGCCTGACTCAGTCTCGATCCAGACTCTGGCACCGCAGCTGAGAGGCTTATCAGGGCTGTAAACAACCTTGCAGGGACCATTGACTGTTACCTCATGGCCGTAGTTATTTGATTTATATGTCTTCACTGTAATGACCGGTTCGTTGTAACCATTGGATGCATTACGTTTTATGATGTGCTGGTTTATGTGTATGTATTTTTTCATTTATACCTTTCTGTTAATGCGCTGGTCCGTGTATCAAGACGCCCCATTTGGCGATTTACATGACTCTGTCGGGCCTCATCTAGTTTCAGTTGCCTCCCGTCCAGCGCTGCATTTGCAATAAATGCGTTGTCTTATGTATATCAAGGATTATCCTTGATGTCAAATTTTATTTCAAGTTATCCACAGGCTTGGAGCTTGTGGCTTGAAGCTTACTTCTACAACTACAAGTTGTAGTTGCAAATTAGAATCATTCTAAAGTGGCTGCCGGTAGGTCTCACCCGGCTTTACCCTAACGCGTGTCGCGCATCGCATCCAAGACCAATTGGACCACTTATTCAAAGAGCCAAGACCCAGTGAAGACGTCTTACAGCAAGAGGTGTGACACTGGGCATGGTCTATCAAAATAAATTTAAACAATGTTTTTTTATTTTGATTTATCCTATATAATCCCTTGACATTTATTTGTCAATACACTAAAACAATTTTTATGAAAGGAAATATAAATATGGAAAAACAAAAAAGAATAACACTTAACGCAGATAAGCGAAAAGTGATTGCTGATGTCTTTCAAGATCATTTTGAAAGTAATTCAAAATTTAAGAAAGCATGGCAAGAGGCAAAAGAAACTTACAACAATTTGCGAGAACAAGCAAAAGTTAAAATAAATACTCTCGTAAGATTTCATCAACCACAAAAAGATGTTGATACAATCCAATCTATGATTAATAAGTATGGCGATAGTGGTGGAAGATTATATGATGATAATTGTTTTCATGTTCAAAACTCTACACCTCGTATGGACACCGACTACAATGGTAATCCAAAAGAAGTTTATGATGATGTTCATGTTGAGTTTAAAGCAGATAAAGAATTTTTAACTGCTTACTATCGTGATGAGATGAGAGCAAAAGGCATTGACGCAGATTATGATGTAAGACTTGATAACCGATACGACAAAAGAAATCCAACTTATTATAATTCAGAAAGTGCAGTTAATAATTATTTGGGTTATGGTAGTCGTAATGATGTAAGTGAAAGTAAAATCTTTCCCAAAGATGAGTGGGCAAATGATTTTCAACTTATTGTTATTGGAACAAGTTATTGTCATAGTCGTATGTTTCAAACTAATGAGGCAGAATATAAATGGTTTCAAGATTTTATGATTGCAAGGGATAATATAATTCTTGCACACAAAAATCTTTTTGACCATGTTGATAAGAAAATGCAAAAACTAAAACTTGGTTTGAAATCTTACAGATACTTTGACCAAGCAAAAGAACTAGCTGATAAACTTGGTGTAGTTTTAAATGAAAGTATATTAGACGCACATTCTAGTATGGCTCTTTCAATCTATAGTCCAAGCAATCTAGCTGATCTTTTGACAGATGAGGTTGAACAAACTAGAGAGGAAAAAATAGCGATTGCAAAACAATTACTCCAAGAACAACAAAATAGTTTAAATTAACTATTGACAATTATAGGACTATCCTTTAAAGATAGTCCTATAACAGAAAGGTATAAAATGACAAAAACATTCTACATAACTTATTGGGCTAATAAGCACAAAAAACATATCACTAGACGTGGTAAGCATGACGAAAAAAGCAGATATGGTACATCTAAAAATGGTGTTCCTTACTATGTATATTATGACTTAGATAGTCACGGATATAGAACTGCAACTACAACTTGGAAAGTGAGGCATTAATGAACTTATGGTGGTTACCAATAATAGTTGGTTTGGGTGGTGCAGTTACATTGCTCATGATTATAATTTTACATTTAATAGAGGAGTACAGACATGACAGATTTTAATTGGTGTCATGGTCCGAGTTGCCACAAATCACACACAGTTGACCGAGTGCGAGGTGTTAAAGGCTCAAAGGTTTTAAGAACTCGTAAAGTTAAAATTAATAATTGGAATAGAGATAGTTTCTATTCTAAGTTCTGTAGTAACAGCTGTTACAATGAATTTGCTAATAAGTATGTAAATGAAATAACAGCCATTGCGCCAAGGACCGAGTGCCTTGAAACACCTATTCATGACCCTACAAGAGAGGCTCATGATACTACTTGGGGTCATAGATGGTATGACACAAAAATAGAGGTTGACGAAAGTAGGCAAATCGACTAGGATAATCCTATTAACAGAAAGGTATATATGAAAAAGACATTAAAAAAAGAATATCAACGAGGCGGTTCTAAAAGACAAGAGGTTTTAGATAAAGCTGTTGATTACATTGCAACAGGTCCAGGGTTACAGGCTGACAAGCATTCATTCTGCATTAATAATTTAATGATGAATGAAACTGAATATCTGGAGTGTTTAAACAAAGCTACAAATGGTGGCTTAGTTGCGGAGGCTTTATGGAACTAAAAGCAAACACAACACCAGATCAATTCAAAGTTATTGAGGACCAAAAAGATGAGCCGAATTTAAAATCGGCTCAAGACTTTGTTGGTGGTATGGTTGAATGTATAACGTTTCCTAATGGAGACTTATTAATAATAAACGAAGAAGGTAAGCTCATGGGTTTACCTTTAAACCCAGAGGCAACTCTGCTGTGGCGTATGACGTTTGATAATGACAACTACGTTACAGGACGTAAAGACTTTGTTGTAGGTCCTGCGATCTACATCAAAAAACGTGCTCTAAAAAATTGGGCATAACCTTTCTTCCCTCGGCGCTAACGCGCCGAGGGGTCCCGAACCAATCCCAAACATAGAAAATAACTTAGACCCTATCCCCCTTTTTTGTAAAAAGGGGTCCCACTACTCTAGGTTGTATTGCTTGATTTAGACAGTTTTACCTGGTAAAAACATGTTGAACACTTTAAACATAGTGCAAAAAATTTTTTAAAAAATTTTTATGGAATCGAATAATATAGATATAAGTAAATTACCTGCAGATGTCCGTAAACAGTTCTTACAATTAAAAGTTCTTCATGCAGAAAAAAAGATACAGAACAAAGCTAAAAAGGACTTTCTAAGTTTTGTAAAATGTGTGTGGCCAGATTTTGTAGAGGGGTCCCATCACAGGCACATTGCTGAAAAATTTAATCAACTCGCATCAGGAGAAATAAATCGATTGATTATTAATATGCCTCCTAGGCATACGAAATCTGAATTTGCATCCTACTTGCTACCAGCATGGATGGTGGGCCGTGAGCCAAGACTCAAGATCATTCAAGCAACACACACGGGTGAACTCGCAATTAGATTTGGTCGTAAGGCTAAGAACCTAATCGACTCAGAAGATTATTCTAAAATTTTTAAAACAACTCTACAAGAAGATAG